CTCCTCAAACGCATTGTCGTAAGCCTCCTCGGCTCCACTGTCCTGCTCGTCAGCGCGATACAGGTCGTCGCATGTGTCGGCCAGCTTGTCGTACTCGTCGCCAGTTTTGGAGATAAAATCGACCGTGATTCGGTTCGCCCGATATTCGTTGATGATTCGGATAACCGAGAGGTGAATCTTGTTCACCTCCATCTTAGGGCGGTTCTCAAACTGCTCAGTCAGAGGGCCTTCCCATTGAGCGCCAGCAATCGAATAGAACCGCCGGTCGTCCAGCGCCTGTAGCCGCTCGTTTCGAACCGCTGAGTTGATATTGTCAAACTCGACCAGCGCCTCGTAGTGAACCGCGTTCCATCGCTCTGATTTCGTCATTGCCATTGGTTCAGCGTCTCGCGTAGGGACTGTTGACAGCGATAGGTGCTACAAATGTAGGCCGGACTATGTTCGCCCGCCTAGCGCCCTCGCAGGCATACCTGAGCGCGTCTATGATATGATTGTTTTTATCTTCTAGCAAGGGGAGCACCAGCTGCGTGAGCGGATCGGTCTTGTAGCTGTACATCGTGAGTTCGTCGATGGTGTGACGGCAACGCGGATGCACCACGATATCAAACGATTTGAGCCATTCGATCCCGTCTTCAATGGACTTCGGACCCTTGACCGCAGCCTGGATCTTTGGGAACCCGTGTTGCCTCATATGGCTGATCGTCTCAGGTCTGGCGCTGTCAGCCGTGATCGGCCACTTCTCAGCGCCTGGCACTGACATAAACAGGCTGGGCAGATCCATGATCTCGCAGCCAACCATGTGCGCTTCGTAGTCGATGTACAGTTTACGCCCGACGATGTGACAACGGACCAGGACGGACGGATCGCTAGCGAAGCCCCAGTCCGCGCCCAGCCTGAACAGCGCGTCAGCCGGTGCGTCAAATTCCTCAACGGTCCAGTTTTTGAACACGCGGGATTCTGAGTTCCGCAGATAGCCGCCCATCCAAACGTGATTGTATTTCTCAGGGTCACGGCTCAGATCGTAAGCCGCCTCTTTCTGGAGCACGTCAGGGAACCATGGATTGTCGGTGTAGTTAACCGTTTGCAGCCGCGAATCAGGCGGCAGATCATCCCGGCCAAACATCTCCTCGATGGGATCGGATTCGTGCTTCGGATTCCATGTAAATATGATCTGCGAGCCAGGCTTACGGATCGTGGGGATCAGCGTCTCAAGCGAGGTCTTGGACACGCTCTGGGCCTCTTCGACCCAGCATATGTCAATCCCTTCCATTGACTTGATCGAGTCGATGTTGTGCCGCAGACCAGCGAACAGGAACAGCGAGCCGTTCGCGCCTCTGACCTCGGTCTCCAGCGAATTGTAAAACGATGTTAGACCGATCCGCTCCGCGTCATCGTCGAGCAGCCGCTTAGACGAATCACGGATGGATTTCTGGATCTCACGGACGCACAAGATCCGAAGCGGTTTCGCCGCAGCCCGCAGATTCAGCGCCGTGGCAACCGATCGGGACTTGCCCGAACCGCGACCGCCTTTGACCGCGATGTACCTAGCCGATTCGTCGAACAGGATCTCGGACCATTTAGGGAGTTGGATTGTCAAACAGGGTTTCCGCTGTCTACGAATTCGATCTTCAGGCTATGATTAACCGGCCCACCGTTAGCGCCCGTAACCTCTTGATGCTTTGATTCACGCCAGTCAGCGGGGAACCTCGCGGCCATTGAGCGCGACCAGATTGAGGCGTCAATCGACTTAGATTTCATGCCGTCGTAACCCAATTCCTCCCAATGCGCTTGAGCATGAGCGCGGGATTTTTCCATGGCGTCAAGAAAGTCTGGATGATGATCGCACCATGAGTGCAGCGTTTGCTTCGTGGAATCGAGTTCCGAAGCGATTTGCACCAACGATTTCCCCAGCTTGCCAAGCTCAATCACCCGCTCGCAATACTCGGCGCGATACGTTGTAGGACGACCGAAAACGTAGCCTGCGGGTTTGTCGCTCATTTCTTTTTTGCCGTCTTGATATCATTGGAATGAACCAGCTTCTTAGAAGCCTGGCTGTGTTCTTTGCCTGTGTACAGCGCCGCACCCATCTTGTGAGTGCCGCCCTTCCACTCTGTCCCGTTTGGGAGATAGTGTTTGACGCCCTTCACTTCTTTGGCTTCGCCGGCTTAGCAGTCTTAGCGGCCTGCTTGAACGCCTTAGCCGTCGGTGCGCCTTTGGTGCCAGGCTTGCGCATGGTTTCATCTGAGCCAGCGGCGATGCGGGCTTTCTTGGCCGCGATATTCGCATAGAGACCAGGTTTCATATCAGCACTTCCACCTCTTCAAAGCTGCCTTGGCACGTTCGCCGTCTTTTGCCTTCGCCGCCACCGCGCCCATTCTCGCACAGAAGCTAGCCTTGCGGCTTTTGTCTGCTTCCGTCTTCGGATTAGGCGCTGGGGCCTTCAAATTAGACCCTGTGGCTGCGTTGTATTTGGCACGACCCTTGGCAGTCAATCCCGCGCCCTGCTTAACCGATAGCTTCTCGCCTCGGCTGACAGACAGGGATACGGAATTTTTTGCCATGAGTTGCCCCTAGATTGTTGGCGTAGAATACACGATCACACCATCGCCGTCAAAACGATTAACACCGCGACGATTGCCGCCAGACCGCCGACGACGGCTGCGAGTTCTAAAATAGCTCGGATCATATCATAGCCTCCTGTTTTGGTTGTTCTGGTTTAGGTTCATCGAACAGACGGGGTTGCTTGTAAGCCTGCTCAATCCGACGACACGCAATGTCGAAGTACGATTGTTCTAATTCAATACCGATAAATTTTCGGTTAAGATTGACGCAGGCTACGCCTGTGGTGCCGGAACCCATGAAGGGGTCTAGGATTAATCCAGAAACCTTTGAAACAGACCAAGCCATAACTTTAACCGGTTTTTGGGTTGGATGCTCTCTGCCCTGCTCTGATCTTGGGCAGTCAATTACACGAACAACCTTATCTAAATTTGTCCAAGCTAATTCGGCTTCTGCCAATGAAAAGTTTCTTTCCGGCTTATTCCAAACAAGCCAACATCTTGACGGCGGAAGATCAAAATAATTTCCACCCCAAATTATTTGATGGTCACTCATTTCCCGTAAAACGTTGAATAAATTTTTATCTGGCGCTACGTCGTCCCAATCATTGCGGATTATGGCTTCAGACCTAGCCTTTCCCCAACCTTTTCCAGAACCGCCCTTCCACAAATGAGCAATCCCATAAGGCGGATCAGTAACCACCGCATCCACCTTGCCCAGCGTCGGCAGGATTTCTCGGCAGTCGCCATGATACAGCGTCGCGTCGCCTATCGTTTCAATGCGGCTCACGACCTGACCTCCTTGTAAATCTGCCCCGTCACTACGCGGTGCATGGTGTTTTTTGAGACGCTGTACCGAACCGCCATATCCTTCAGGCTGCTCCCAGACCCGCGACGTCCTCGGCGATACGAAGCCCGAATTTCCCGCACCTGATCTGGCGTGAGTTTCTGCGTGGATTTCTCAACGATCATAAAAAACATCCCACATAATTTCGGTGACGTGCTCGCGGCCCGTGGCGACGATAAAATTATCAAGGAACTTATCCTTAGCCTCATCGCTCAGACCGTCCAGCAGGTCCTTACCGTTCACCGTAACGGTGTTAATCCAGTAGTTCGAGATCTCGTCACCGTCTGGCGATGGATCAGCCTCAAACTGAATATCGACCTCGCCGTAAATTTCTAAAGTGATTGTGTCGTTCATTTCACGTCACCGTATTTACGATCCATTGCGGCAACCAAATCACGCAACTGGGTTGGGCTGATATGAACACCGTCACCATTACCATTATGGATAGCAATGTAATCAATATCATCACCGTCACCATTAGGCATGGTTCTGAAGTGAGCCGTAAGGTCTGTGTCGGCGTCGATACGTGCAAAAAATAGGTCTTTCATGATGCCCTCCCAGGCGGTTTGTTCCGATAAAAATACCCTACCCTACGCCCGATTTCCCGTCAACAATTTTTTTCTGTATTCGTTCACAGCATCGACGATCAGCTTCGCCTCGTTTTCGTTGCCGACGACGCAGACCAGCCAGCCTCGGCTGTCTCTCACGACAAAATCGTCCCATCTCAGTTGTTTTTCGTAGGTCCACATAGTGATTTTCCCGTTTATTGAATGATTTCAGTTTGTTAACGGTCCAAAAACAGAGCGTTAACACGTTTGTTAAGCGTAAGTGCATGATTTTTAACAGGTTCTAACAACTTACCACTTTTAACGCTTTTATATATATATATATAGAGAGAATTTGATTTTGTAATTTTTTTGCCTCCGTGTTTTTTCCCTATAGATACTATGTTTTCAGCGTTAAAACGTTAACTCGTTACATCCTGAATAAATTCAACGAGTTACACATAACATTAAGTTAACGTTTTAACGGTTTTTCGTCAGATTTCCACGAAAACGGCCCGCGACACGCTTCCGGTGAATCCAAAGTACATCGCGGCCTGTGCGCGAGATTTTGGGAGCCGCCGCAAAATTTTGGACCAATTCACGCTCCATGGCGTCCCGCGCAGCAATCTTTTTATCCCGTCCGCCGTGTTCGAAACGTAAATTCCATCCGGCTCCACCTTAAATCCGATCCGATTTAGCGCCAGTTTCGCAAACTCCACCGACCCATAATCCTCTCCACGACAGGTCTGGACCAGCTCGCCAATCGCCTTTTTTGTGCCGCCTTTATCCAACGGAACATCCACAATCTGCTGCATCAGAAAGTCTAACAACAGCCGCTCATCAGACTGCGATTGCACCTCTTCGCGTTGCTCTGACATATCAAAATCATGCAGCCAATCACGCGCTTGATCGAAGGAAACCAGACCATCGTTTGTAAGGCTCCACGCGCCCGCTAAAAGCGCACCGATCTGATCACCTGCCCGTTGCTCGCCTAGAACCGCCGTGGCCGCTGTGGCGAACGTGGCGCTGTTTGCCCGCACGTTAACCGCCTGATCTATCGCCCTGGCATAGAACCGCGTGATAAATTGTTCGGTTAAAACC